ACCGGGTCTACTTGGGTGATACCCAAGCAATAGGCGACTAAACAATTGCAAGCAGAGCCTCTTCCTGGACCTACAGCAATACTGTTATCTCTAGCCCAATTGACATAATCCTGAACAATTAAGAAGTAGTCCTGAAAACCTAAAGTCTCTATGACATGCATTTCTTCTTTAACTCTATCAATGTAAGTTTTGTTCCATTTGCCATGGGCTTTTAAGAAATCCTTTATCATACCCTTTAGCATTTTGGTACTATTGGTAGAATATACGGGGAGAGTTTGATTCAGGTCTTTAAAAATATCTTCTTCCACTTTTCCCTCAATTTCTTTAAGATTTTTTATCATCCTTAAAGCCATGGATTTTGCATCTTTAAAGTCTTTTTTATGCATTCTATAAAATCTTTTAGCAAGCTCCTCATCGGAAGGCATATATCTCCCCTGGTATGTTTCTGTTATATGGTCCAAATCGTGTCCTGCTATTTCGTGCATTTTGAGATAGGTTGGAAAATCTTCTTTTCTACCTCTATGGCTATCCGAAGTTAAAATACATTTTATGTTCAACTCTTCAGCCAATTTAATCAGCCCAACATTCACTCTCTCCTGAAGACCTTCTTCAGATATTTTATAGGGCTGAATTTCCACATAGAAATCCTCTCCAAAAATTTCAACCATCTTTTGTAAATATCTTTTTGCTTGTTTTAAATTTCCTTCTTTGATGCACTGTGAACTATAGGAAGCAATACAAGCCGAGGAACAAATAATTCCCTCAGAATGTTTCTTTAATAATTCAAAGGTCCATATTGGATTATAATATTTCTGTTTTTCCCCTTCGAATTGGAGTTCATTTATATTTCTATACCCTTGATGATTTTTAGCAAATAAGCACAAATGGAATCCTCTGTTTTGAGGCTTGAACACTGGCAGAAAATAACCTTCTACCCCCATTATTGGTTTAACTCCAACTTCCTTACAAGCCATGTAGTGTTGAACCAATCCATTAGTATTGCCATGGTTAGAAATTCCTAGAGCTGTGTGTCCTAGTTCTTTTGCTAACTCGGCAAGCTCTTTTGCTTTGCCAAAACCATCGAAGGAAGAGTATTCATCATGTCTATGTAAATCCATCTTCTTCTCCTTTTGTTTTCATATTGTAAAGCAATTACTATTATAATATAACGAAGGAATTTTGTCAATCCCTGCTTAAAGGGCCTTATTTTAGCCATTTAAGGCAGTTAATCATCTTAATGAGAATTTACATCACTGAGACAAATTAACTGCCTTAAGGAGCATTTTAGGGCTATTTAGAACACATTAGCCACATCTTTCTTATAAACATGCAAACTAAACATGGTGTGGGTTAATGAACCAACTGGGAGGGAAGCTTCTTTGGCTACATACTCGAGCATCTTCACTGCCAAATAAGCATCATTAGTAAAGTGAGTATTAAAATCACAAGACCTCATAATATAGTGGATGTTAAGTTTACCGTCTCTGTACTGGAAATTATAACCAAGAGAACAAGGTACTCTAGAAACTCCTCCTAATTTATCAGGGTCGATTGCTGGGTCCCAAATGCTAACCCAAAGCTGTCTACTGTCATGGTCCTCCTTCAGGCGTTCAATAATTTTTTGGAGCTGATTATTCAGCCAAAGGCGTTCATTGTAGGAGTAAGCCATCTTGCCTTCATGCATGTACTCAGTCCACACATCTTTTCTAAGTTCCCAAGCAGTTCCTGGATTGACATTTCCGGCAGGGTTGATTCTTTCTTCGAATTCAGCATCAGCCCATGGCTGAGTAACTCCTACGAAATCACTTGACTTGACATCTAAGAGGCAATAGGAATAATTTTGAAGCTCTTTTGTGGCATAATCCGAATTGCCCTCAATGTTCTTATCCTGCATACTCTTAGGGAATACATCTATCCCCATTTCTGCTAAATCCCTTTTTGTTTCCTCATAACACTCTTGCCAATTTGTATATATTCTCATTTTATTTCCTCCTAATCTTCATCTTCCTCGTTATCAACTTTTACCCCTTTCCCTTCGAACACTCCCACAATAGAAAGAGAATCAATAGGAATAGGTGGAAAAGTATCTAACCCGAAATATAATCTCTGCATTCTTTGTAAAGCCTTGTAAGAATTAAGTTGTGATACATCCTGGAAAAACCTTTCGTAATTAGAGTGCAGAGATTTTATCCATGGATGGGAGTAGTCTAGTTCATCTCTACTTACTCCAAATATATTAAAGTATCCGTTTATGAACATTCCTGAGGAATAACTTTGGGCCATGTAAAAAGTAACCTCTTGAATGTCACACACTTCCCAGGGCAGCTCATTTATAAAGTGATGTACTAGCACAAGGTCAGCTGCAAACCTTCTTTGCCATTCCGTAGTTCTATGCATGACATTAACTTTATTCCAAACCGATTTTCTATTATCTCTTGTTAAAACGATAGCAATTAAGCAGCTTCCATTATTAACCTTTTTCTGTTTGAAGTAATAGGTTAAGGAGAGGGAAGAGGAATGAGCCAACTTCTCCTTGAACTTCACCAGCTCTTCCCAATCAATGTAGGTTCTTAATAAGTGCCCCCATTTCCCAAGTTTGTAACCGAACTTAGACAGGTCTAAAGTACAATCACTAGTCTTGGATTTTAAAAACACATTATCCACATAGCCCTGAATCCCTCTAGAATAATCAATCACATTCCAGGGGTTAGTGATTATCTCCTTATTTAGTCCAAAGAATAATTCGTCAAAATCACCGTATTCTCTAGTCAACATTAGTAATTGCTCCTCTGACGGAACTTATTGACCTGGGACTTTTTAAAGTAAATATCTACAACCTCAGACAATTGGACTTCGTCCAAAATGATTGCCATGTAGGATACCCAAACCTTAGCGAGTTGCTTCTTAAAAGCTTTCACGTCAGTAATCATGTTACTCTGTTTCCAAGGCTTATTCTTGAGACAGTTGCACATCATACCCAAGTGCTCAATAAATTTTGCTACCTTTGTATCGAACGGGATTGCACTATAATGAGCATTAACTGCACTAGAAATCACTTCTAAATTGCCATCCCCTTCCCCTGTCACCAGTGGGTTATAAAGAGCCTTAACTTCCTGAATCACAGAACTAGGATTTTCCCCAGCTAAGATTGTTAACTCTGTAAGGAAGTGCAAGCCATCAATGAGCTCCTCTTTAAAATGAGCCTCATTCTCTTTAGCATCCAATGCCTCTCCGAGTTCCTCAGTGATTCTCCAAGCAAAATCCTTAATTCTTGCCTGGCCCCTTTTGTCATGCAAGTTGACCGGAACGTTCTCAGTTTGGAGCAATCCAGAACGTTTTTCGATGTCATGGTACTTCCCCATCAACTCCGATTGTCTAGTAAAGATTGCCTCCATAGCATCCTCAGTAATGTTTTCCTTTATAGCGTGTGTAATGTTCATAGCACTTCAATCCTTTCTATCACTTTTTCAATTTCTTCTTTTGATTCCTGCCAATCATACACCAAAACATTTCTACCGTTTTTTCTTAACCCCTCAAGGAGTTCACAGTAACCTTGATGTAGTTTGAGAATATTCTCTTTGACTCCCTCCATCTGTTCTCTAGTTCCCCAGCTTGTTATAGCTTCGATTCCTGGATTGCAGAAAATAAATAAATCAATTCTATCAAGAAAAGAATTAGCCTCTTCCCTAAAGGAATCAAACTTGTCGTTTCCACGAAGAATTTTTCCACAAACCATTTCTTCTATTACTGGGAATCTATCAAAAACAACATTTCGAATGTTGCTCAGATAACACTCTATGTACTCACACATTTCTTCGACAGGAACCGGACCGGGAGAATGGGAGTAGAAGAAATCCCCATTCTCTACTATCTTTTTGGCAAGGGTTGTTTTTCCAGAATTGTCTGGGCCAAAAATAACAATCTTGATTGGTTTAGCCGAGTCCTTATTACTCATCTTCCCACTCATCATCGTCTTCCCCCCAGTCATCCTGGGCTTCGTCGTATTCTTCTAACTGATTGATATAATACTTAGCTGGCTTTTTCGGAGCAACCTGAATTCCTCTTTCTTTACAGAGTTGATAGAGTTCCTTGGCACTCAGTTCAGAATAGTCAGTTTCGAGAGGCTCACATTCTTCCCATTCTTCTTCGTCATAGTCCTCCTCATCCTCTTCAACTTCTTCAGGGTCAGGTCTCTTGGTTTTCTTACTACCAACACTCTTAGGGGCTCTCTTTTTAGGCACTTCATCATCCTCTTCTTCATCCACATCTTCGCAAGGATATGCCTTGTCCAACATTTTCAAAATAGCTTTTTCGGAGTAAGGTTTTGCCTTTCCGTTTCTAAATTTAACTTTATCCATAGGAACTACAGAGAAAGTCTTGTTCTGCTGTTTACCCGAAACAGAAATCACAAAGTCACGGTCTGTAATTGTACCGTAATTTTCGTACATTGCCATAAGAGCAGGGATAGGGGTGCAATTGTTCACAGGGAACATAAACAGCTGCACTTCTTTAGAATCATAGTTGTACACAGACCAAATATATTGGGAACGTGTTCTGAGACTTTCATCCTCACAGTAGGAGCAGTCACGGTCGAAATATTCCTGGCATGGAACATTCACACCCCTAGAAAAACTATCATGGAATATCACTTCCATACCATCGTCCATATCAGTTAAGAAACGAACTCTCTGTTTTACTCCTTCTCTGAAGTAAATAAACTTACTTTTATTCTGGCCAGACTTTTTTACGTCAGCCTTGATTTTGTCAACTAAACCCATTGTGGTCCTCCTTAGTTTTATTAAAAATTTTTATCGTTTGTTTTAACATCTTATTAAAGTTTTCCTTTTGCATATCCCCTGGGTCTTTAACCCCTTTAAGATATGCAAACCTCACAACTTCAAAATGGTTTTTAAGGAACTTTGTTCCTTTTCTACCACATTCATCATTGTCAAGCGCACTTATTATTGTAGTAACCCCTTTATCTTTAAGCTTCTGGATTTGCTGAGAGGACATTTTCCAGCCAAGAATAGCAACTACATTTTCTACTCCAAATTGAATGAACTTTAATCGGTCCATATAGCCTTCAACAACAAAAACATAAGGTTTAGTACCGTAATTCCCAACTAAAGTAGTTGCTCTACTAAATCCTTCGTTATACAGATATTTTCTTTTTGCTTCGATGGATTTTAACATAGTCCGACAAACCCAGCCTTTAAACTTTCCATTGTCTAGCATTGGGAAAATTATTCCATAGCTATTGTTGTATGTAACCTTTGCCTTACATTTGTTAAGAACATTAGCAGAAAACCCTCTTTCTCTCATGTAGGTTCTTGCAGTTACAACTTCAGGCTCATCAGATTCCTTCCAATCTACTTTCTTCAATCCATAATAATAGTCGTAAGCTTCAGCATAAAGTTCTTTACTAACGACTTTTTGTTTTGCAGGTTTATGTCTTATTTTAATATCACTGCATTTATCAGATTTAAGAATATGAAGAAATTTCTTGTACGCTTGCAAATCATTTAATCCGTTATACTGTTTTTCTATTAACTTTACAAATCTAGCTGCGTCCCCGGTTAAATTACAACCAAAGCAAAACCATGAGCCATCCTCGAGATTTGCCATCATGCTTGGGTTGACATCTTTATGAAACGGGCAAATAATTTTTTGATTCAAATTTGACGCATCTGGTATTAGATTATAGTACCAAAGTACTTTGGCTAAATTAGTACCTGATTCATTCTCAATCATCGCCCTTTCCTCTTCCGATTTTTACCTTAAAATAAGGGTCTTGGGTCTTAGCTGTATAACAGCCTTTGATTTGATTTGCAGTTATTTTTCCGAGTTCCTCCAACTTATCTAATTCTTTTGGATTCACAGTTTTTTTAATAGTAATAAATTTTTTAAAGGTTTTAGGATTTATGCCATAATCCTTTAAGTACATTATTAAGCCATTCATGTCTATTACTTCATAATGTTTAGTAATTACCCCTCGGGATAACTCTTTGCCCAAAACTTTTTCTAGCTTATCAGCATCAAATTCAATCTTGGTATTCTGAACTCTTGTAACAGTAACTCTTTTAACACCATCAACCGCATTATCGCACTCCAGAGTGAGTTTACCACAAACATCATTATTCTTAAAATAATCTTCCATGTCATCATAAAAATTACTTTTAATTCTACTAAATTTTGTTTGCATAGCATTATACTTATCTTGAGTACGAGAAAAAGTAAAAATAGCTTGTTTGCACTCTTCCGAATTAAGCCTGGACTTTTTCTTTGCCATTTAAATCCACCTGTCCTTTCAAAAGCTTGTACACTCCTCGTGGCCAACGTTTACCTGTACGTACCCAAATAACATCATCATAAGAAATAATATATTCGGCACCATAATCAGTCTCGAGTTTAAGCTTACGATTTTTGGTAGATTTTTTCATAACTTTTGCTGATTTTACTCTTCCATTTGAAAGTTTAAAAGCAACAATTGTACCGATACTAATGTTTTCGATATAGGTCATTTTTTGTTCCATGTTAATGCTGGCTGATTCATTCTCAACTTTACATTCAACCTCTACATTCTCAAGCTCGTGATTGTCAATCTTACGTTCGTCTTTAGCACTCTGTGAACTTTCATTCACTATATCTTTCTGTTCGTCAACCTTAACATTTTTCGCTCCTAAAATTGCTTCAACCAACTGTAGCTTGGTCATATCCCAACGACCAACAATTCCTAACTCAGTAGCAATTGCTCTCAATTCTTTTATAGTTTTTGCTTTCAAAATTTCTTTCGACATACCTATGTCCTCCATTCTTTATTTGGTGATATTATCACCTATGGCTGCATGAATAACATGCATTTAATTCACTGTAATTGTAATATGAGTTAAACTATGCCTTTTTGACCTTTCTTCATAAAATTTTTAATAATATAATAAAAGATAAAAAGTGTGAAACCATTTCGTCTTAATTTTCAAAGACTCATCAGGGTGATTCTTTGGTTGAGCAGAACGGATTCGAACCGTTAACCTACCGATTCGTAGTCGGTTGCTCTATCCGTTAAGCTACTGCTCATTAACTGACAGGTCTTGAGTATTTGATATAACTAGTAATTTCATCAGGTATAATATCTTCAGAATATCCATAAGCTCTGCACTTAAAAAATGCTTCGCTATGGTCAAATGTTTCTTCAACCATATCCTCTTCCACCTGAACTTCACAAACTAATATATCAACATAACCTCTAATTACAACAAATCTTACTGCCTCTTCAGGTTTTTCTGTTAAATATACAACACCGTCACAACCTCTGTGTATTCCTTGGTCTATAATAGATTCAAGGTTTTCGAACGGGGTAGCATGATAATATTTTCTTGCCATCTTTGATTCTCCTTAATACTTATCAAAATTATTCAATTATTCAGCCCATGCCCAAGCATCATGAGCATGAGAATTATCGTCGTAAAATATAACTCTTTTATTTAACCAATCATACTCAGTACCAAGTACCATATTGATACCATCTAGCATTGCTTGTGCCCTTTTGAAATCAAAGGTAGCTGTTGTATTAAGTATAGCAAACATCTCTTTTGTTAATTTTTTCATTGTTTCGTTCCTCCTTAACACTTACATTAAAGTACATCCATAATAAGCAAATTACCTTTGTATAATGAACAGCTAACTGTTCTATTATCATTCGAGCAAATATCGTCAGCATATTGTCTTGCAACATCACAATCGTTAAACTCTTCATGAATAACTCTTGTCTTATTATTACTTACCTGGGCTGTTATTACTTCGTACTTTGTCATTTTTCTTTACCTCTCTTATCTAAGAACTTATTTTGTGCAGTTGTTTAACTACAGTTGTATTATACCATATATTTTTTTATTTGTAAATAGTTTTTTAAAAATTTTTTGAAAAAGATTTAAAGGCCGCTAGAATCACTTCTAACAGCCTTTTAAACCCAGTTAATATAAATTCTCTTACATTCCCAAAAAATTGAATACAAAGCCAATAGCGATGCCTAAAATGGTTGTTATAACATATGCAACAACCTTTCTCCACATCTCCCCATCTTTGGATTCTAAAGCTTCGAGTTTTTCCCCTTGAGTAATTTGTACATCAGACATTGTTTTCATATTCAAAGCCAACTCCTTAACAGCAACAACTAAGTCTGTAATTTGCGTACTTTGTCCTTCAATTGCTTTAAGTCTTTCATTTGTACGAGCATGTTCTTCTTCCATACGTTTTTCATATTCATGAAACTCACGTTTCAATACATAGCCGCTATCCATATCATACTACCTCCATCTTTTGCTTTAAATATAAATCATTTGCCAATAGCTACCCAATAAATACTAGGGGCTCTTTGTGTATTTGCAGCATTAAATACCTTTATTTTAAAACCAGTCAATGAAGGCGCAGATGATAAAGCTACAGTAATTTTACCTATATCAGTCGAAGTAGAACTTGAATATATTTGAAGTAAAACACGAGGAGTTCTAAAAAATTTATTTGGAAATTTTACCGTTAATTCTTCGATTGTATTACCTGAAATTTTTACATCATCGATATATCCATGTTGAATAGTTGGCAATTTGCTAGAATTTTCATCAATAATCTCTGCCCATCCGTCATCATTTTGACTATAACCATTTTTATACCAACTATTTAAGTCTCTACTACTACCAAATCTATGATAACTTGAACCAAAAACAAAATCTGAAGCAAAACCAACAGGGCGTAAAACTTGAGAAACAAAAATTTCCCCAGTGTCAGGATTAGTATAACATCTATTTTCAATAAAACCTTTCGTTGGCAGGCTAAAATCATTTATTGCATGCGTATCATAAAAAGCAAAACCTGTACCTAACTTAGCCCAATTATCAACAGTATCTTCTTCTGCTCTTTTTATAGGATTTACTCCTATAAAATTTATATTTTGGGAAGCATCAGGACGAGTCATAGCATTAGTACCACCAAATTCCAAAGGAAGAGGTTCTTTGCGATTTTCTTCATCGTCTTCTTCAATTTTAACGTAACCATGATAAGCTTCTTCTTCAGCAATTTTCAAGTTTTCTTCACTGTATTCAACCTTCTTGGTAATACATAATTCATTACCCCCAGTCGGGTCACAAACAACTTGATATTTAATCCACTTCATATTATCGCCACCTCCTTATGATTTTGTATATTTAATAGTAAAGTACGCTTTAAGATTTGAAACATCAGCAACTGTTTTAACGACAATAATTCCGCCAGTGCCACCATCACCTTCAAAATGAGTAATTGCAGCTACAGGGGTTATACCGTTGGTAATAATTGGGAACGGGTGGAATGTATTATTATCAGAATCTATCGCAAAGCCTTCAAGAGAAATAATTAAATCATATTCAGCGGCAACTTCGATTGTCATAAACGAATTATTAGGTAATGATGCAGCATAAAATGTTCTTTGGTAAACTGGTTTATTTTGCCATCTTTCAGTTGTACGATATTCATAACCATATATATTAGGCGGATTTATCCATTCAACTGCATTTTCGAAAATACGATAATAGCAACCACGATAGTCTGTACTTTCAATTGCAATATCCTTTAAATGCTCAACATCACGACTTAAAATTGCAAGGTCATTATCTGCTAATAATGCTTCCAAATCATCAATTAAATTTTGCACTTCAATTGCACCTTGGGCTTTTAATTGTTCAAGGTATGCTTTGTACTCTTTCATATATTCAGTTATAAAAGAATTTAATTGTTCGCCAAAATCAGAAGTATCTAACTGATTGACAATTCCAGTGACATAACCACAAACACTAGAGTTAAGCCTTGTGTCAGTTATATCAGCTTGTACGATTTTCGTTGAACCTGCTTTAATATAAACTTCAGCAAGCTTAAGTTCATAATAATCTCCATTACGCAATATGCTTGGAGGATAAGCAACAGAAGAAGGGGTTCCTTTTTTAATTGCAAGACGAACAACTCTTTCAAGATTATCCCATCTAAGAACAATTAAGTCAATTCTATTAAGAACACCATCAGCAACATCAATAGATAAGGAAAGCTCATCAGTATTTTCATACCAATAGCCATTTATCCAACCTTGTCCTGGTAAAACTCTAATGCTCATATTGGCAGTATCTTTTTGACGTACAACTAATTCATTGGCTTTACCAGCAAAAACACCATTGCCAATAAAACTAGCAAAATACTTTGCAAAATTTTCAGCAAGGTAAGTTCTATCATATTCCCCATTTACAAGATGGGCATTAAAAAAGCCACTATTTTCAGCCATTATTGTTCACCTCTCTTATGTAGTAACTTGACGTTTGATTTTTTGAATTAAGGTAGGATATGAATATCCAAAAGTAATAACAAGTTCGTATTCATCGTCATAATTTTCACAAACTTCAGATACAGTACCAATAACCTGAATACCAAGCTCTGTATCTTGAATAATAACCTTATCCCCTTTGAAATAATCTACCCCGTATTTATATTGAACATCCCCTGTAATACGCATCTTTGCTTCAAATGATTCAGTAACATCGCACTCAGCAAGTTTTTCATTACCTCTATCATTTAACAAATCGTTGTACTCATCATCATTCAAAATTATTGGATTACCATCTTCATCTTGAATCTCAGACTGTACATCTCTAGCATCTACATATATCTCTCTTCTAAGAAAGCCAGGGGATGCATTATCTCCAGAAACTATATATTTTCTTTCAGAACCCGAATCTTCCCCTGCAACATAAGCAGTTGTTTTTACATCTTGATTGTTCGAATAATACGAGCTCGTAAGTATGTCCTCGAGGTCAGTGCTAAAAATCACAAAATTTTCTTTTGATAAATCGGTTCTATCTATTCCTTCAAGAACTTTAAAAATCATTCTCTTTTCTTTAGGCCTAAACAACACTGCAAAACCTAATTCGGAATCAGATGCAAGGCCTAGAATTGCATCATATACTTCTCCGCCAGTCTTTTGATATGATATTGTCTTTCCAATTTGCTCATCTTCTGCACACTCAAGGAATGGAATTTTTCTATTTGCTTGGATTGGATTCACACAGTTCTTATCAACAATTTCATACATCGCAGTAGAAGATAATTTGTTTGCACAGTTGTAAGTGCCCCAAATTATTCTCGTTGTCAAATACATTTCTAAAGTTCTTCCTTTTACTTTGAACTTCTTTTGGCCATTATCATCTTTATCTGATTGTACAATTTCAATAATAGCAGCATTATCCCCACCGCACCAAATCACATTGCCTTTTTTTAGCAAAATTTTGTTTTCAGGAGTAATTGGTGCATTTAGTTCAAAAGTGGCATAACCATTAAAATTATCAGGCCAAATCAAACTAGTAAATTGGTTTATTTCTCCAATCAATTCGAAGCTTTCATTGCTAATGTTAAAAACTGAAATTTCAATATTTTTTAATAACATTCTTGCACCTCCAAGAACTGATTATTAAAAATTATATAAACATCAAGATTACTGTTACCTTCATCAGCACTATATGCAAATAAATTATCTCCAACTTCTAATTGCAGCCAAGTACTACTAATGTCCTTGTACATAAAATAATTAGAAAACTCTTCATTCTCTAATTTACCTCTAATACTTTTTTCGCCTATAACAGTAACAATTTCAACCTCTTCCCCTGAGACCAATGTCTTATTGAGAACAAAGCTCTCTTGGGTATTTACATTCGTTATACGTGGATTTGTGACTGAAGCGTTTGCTTTAAAGATTATTTTCATGCCAATAGAAACATCGCCTTTATTTAACACATTCAACATTACACTTGCAATTCTTTTACCAAAAACAACACCTTTTTCTGGTAAACTTTCTGAGAGAATTAATGGAAAATGAAAGTTTGGCGTTGTATCTACAAATGTCAAAACATTCTCATTGATTTCAGAAAATAAAGGCTTAGGACAAGTTCCTACAATTTGAAATTTACAAAAAGCATCATTATTTTCTGAAGCTGTAGTAGAATATTTTACAGTCTCATCTGGCATAAATCGTATCACATAATCGCTATATATTAAATCAATAGCATCTTTAGGGTTTACAAACCCATTTAGCTTTCCTTTTAGCATAGTCATGTGATTTGCATTTTCAGCAACAATCCAACCTTCAATAGTAACAGGTCGAGTTTCTAACGCTGTCTCTGTAATTGTAACACCATCTTGGTTTACATATCTGTACGAATGATGTGTACCTTTTATTGTACCCCAATCAACTGACTTAAGAATAAAGTCAGGAGTTGACATCATATCCAAAGCCAACTCCTCTGAAGTACGTACTTTACGAAGAACAATTCCTTCAACCATATATGTCAACTCCTTTCATTAAAATCCTTCGGCTAAATCTCTTTTTGTTTTCTTTACCTGTCTTGCAGCTTCAATTTCATCAATAGGCTTAGGGCTATGGAAAATAAATGTATCGCCACCACCTGAATCATTACCTTTTGAATCAACAATTTCTTTAAGCACTTGATTTTGTTTTGTAAATCCGTTATAAGCAACATAGCCTAACTCATTAGTAGTTTTAGTCAATTCATAAATGACTGAACTAATAGGGGTAAGAGCACTTAAGACTGATTTTTTAATCATACTTAATAGACTATTTGTACCTACAACAGTTTCACTACCTGCCTCGCCACCGCCTAGGAACTTTCCTGATTCCGGATTGAAGCCAAAGATAGTAGGTGCATTTAAAATCATACCACCGTTCATAGCTTTCTTATACCATTCAATTGAAAACTTCGGCAAGCTACCTTTACCTCCAATGCCGTATGGGGCTACGCCTCCGGTAACACTTATGTGAGGTAACTTTAGCTTAGGTAAGCTCCAAGAGAAATTAAAAGCACTTTTAAGTTTATCAACACCCTTTGATACAATGCTTTTTGCACTATCTATGGTGTTTGAGATTTTACTCTTGATTGAATCAAAAATGCTTGTTACAGTGTTTTTAGCAGCATTGAATCCGTTTGAGAAAATTGTCTTTATACTACCAACAACACTTGAAACCTTATCTTTTGCTGCATTAAATGGAACAGTGATTGCATTCTTAATTGCATTCCAAACAGTAGTAGCCGTATTTTTGATTGCATTCCAAACATTCGTTATAGTTGTTTTGATTGAATCTATAACAGTGGTCACAAATGTTTTTATTGCGTTCCAGACAGTAGTTAAAACTGTTTTTATTGCGTTCCAGACGGTGGTTGTAACATTTTTTATGAAATTAAATCTTGCTACAATTATGTCTTTAATGAAGCTTGCTACAGTAGTTATAATTGAAACAATTTTGTTCCAAACATTTGAAATAAAACCAACAATAGCATTCCAGATTGTCATGATTGTTTCTTTACAATTCTCCCAAATAAACCTAAATGGGATAGTAATAAGGTCAAATGCAAAAACAATAATTGAAACAATAAACTGGATATAGGACTGAATTGTGCCTTTAATAAACTCCCAAGCAGTTGTAAAAGCTGTTACAATTCCGTTCCAAATATTTGAGAAAAATGTTGCGATATTAGTCAATGCATTTTGGAACCAAGTGGAGATTGAAGTCCAAATATTTACGAAGAACTCTTTAATCGAATTCCAACATTCAGACCAACTTGTACCAAACCAACCAAGGACTACATCGAACATTCCTTTGATTACGTTCAAGATGTTTAAGAACCAATCTTTGATTCCGTTCCAATAACTTATAAAAATACTTTTTATAGCGTCCCAGCATCCTTGCCAATCGCCTTTAAATAAAGCAATGAAAAAGTCAACAACACCGAGAACTATATTAACCCAAGTATCAAAAATAATTGCAATATGATTAAAGACACCTTCAAAATAAGGGGCCAATAAATCACAAAACCCTGTCCAAATTGCCTTTAATACTTCCCCGATGTTTTCAAAATCAAATCCAAGTTTGTTTAGTCTTTCAACAATGCCTGATGTTAACTTTTCAAACGTGGCTTTTATCTTATCCCAAATTGCAGTGATATTATTTCTGAACTCTTCATTATTTTTCCACAGTGAAGTAAATGCTGCAATCATAAGCGCAATAACAGCAACTATAGCAATCATGGGACCGGTTACACCTGCAGCAGCCACACCCATTTTAGTACCCAAGCCGCCTGCTTGAGTTGCCAAGCCTGCATAACCTGCTTTAGCAAGTTTAAATCCTTCACCTACATTCTTAAAACCAGTTGTTAAAATTTTAAGTCCAGACTTTGTTTTTGATATTATACCTGGTAATTTACCAAATGTTGTTATAATACCGCCGACGCCTGTTATAAGTTTACCAAATACAAGCAATACTGGGCCAATTGATGCTGCAATGGCAGCCCACTTAACTATTTGGTCTTTTTGTTCAGGGGATAATTCTTGCAATCTTTGAGTAAGATTTTGTAACCACGTTACAAACTTCTTAATATAAGGCATTAAAATTTCGCCAAATTGAATTGCTAAACCTTCCAAAGCAGATTTTAACAAAGTTAACTGTCCACTTAAATTATTCAACATTGTGTCAGACATTTTTTGAGCTGCACCATCTGCATCATAAATAGAATCAGTCAAACTTTGATAGTCTTTATCAGAGGCATTTATAATTGACAACATGCCAGACATTGCTTCTTGGCCAAACAAATTAGCAGCAACATTAGCTTGCTCAGCTTCTGTTAAGCCACCTAAATTTTCCCTGAGCATGTCCATTACTTCCCCGAGGGATTTCATTGTACCATCAGTATTTGTTAATGAAATATCATATTTCTCCATTAACGCTGCCGCATCATCAGTTGGTTTAATTAACCTTGATAAAGAAGCTCGTAAAGCTGTACCACCTTGGGAGCCCTTAATACCTGCATTAGCCATAAGGCCAAGAGCAATAGCAGTATCTTCTGCAGAGTAACCCAAAGCACCTGCAACAGGAGCTACATATTTAAAGGATTCACCAAGCATCGACACGTTTGTATTCGCACTTGAGGAGGCTTTGGCAAGAACATCCGCAAAGTGCCCGGAATCTTTTGCACTCAGTCCAAATGCTGTAAGAGCATCTGTAACAATATCAGAAGTCGTTGCTAAATCTAATCCATCAGCAGCAGCAAGAGACATGATGCCGTCGATACCTTGCAGCATGTCCTCAGTCTTCCAACCTGCCATCGCCATGTATGTAAAAGCTTCAGCAGATTCTGTAGCACTAAATTTTGTCTTCGCACCCATTTCCTGGGCCTTTTTATTTAATTTATCTAAATCGCCACCGGTTGCCCCCGAAATAGCAGAAACTTTACTCATAGCCGATTCAAAGTCTGAACTAGTTTTTATAGCTGCAGCTCCTACACCAACAATTGGTAAAGTAACAGTTTTAGTAAGAGTTGAACCTGCAGTGGTCATTTTTTTACCAAAACCGGTAATATTATTTCCAACTTTAGTGGCAATGTTGTTTGAAACTTTAGAAGCTTCGGATTGAGCAGTTTTTAAACCTGTCAAAAATCCCGATATATCAAGGTCAAGATAACCGACCGCTGAGCCAACTTCAACAGCCACAACTCTCACCTCCTGTTTTGGTTATTTATAGTTAGCATATATATCTTTAAACGATTTGTATTCCTTCGTGAACTGAGGTTCTTTACCTTGTTCAAGTTGAGAAATTATATAAGAACATGCCTCATCAAAACAGTAAGCGGTATATGGGTCAATAATATCAAACAATGTGCTAGGGCGAACTTTGTAAACATTAACCAACCCTAGCACATTCAAAATTTCTTTACTCCTGACGAAAGGATTCTAAAGCTTTTACACCTGCCTGTGTATAATTAAAAATCTCCATCATTTGGTCATCACAAAGAGTAAGACCTGCACTCTCAATCTCCTTCAAAGTTGGTTCAATAAGAGCTGATTCACAAACAATCTTCATGATGTCATACATATTAGCAAGCATATTTTCATCATCTGCATCCATACCTTCGCCACCCTTTGTAAATAAATCACCAGCAGCATTCATGAGAGTGTTAGGAATTTTTCCTGATTTTGCGAGAACAAGCAAGCTTGGTCTTTTAACACGAGCAATAAAAGGCTGACCTTCAGCAAAATCAGGGAAGCGTATTAACACACCTTTTGCGTAAGTTTGTAAATCATGAAGAGAAGTAGGGGTCATAACTTTCATACTTGCATTTTCAGTACACGGTGTAGGAGCATAAATTTGCTCAGGAGCCTGATTGACATTATAATTACCGTTACCATTAGGGATTACACCATCACTAGGGTTTATAGTACCATAGTTAGGAGTTATACCCTCCATAGGATTATTCATATTTTGCATTCTCATTTTCCTCCATTTTAATTTTTATTTTTAATTAAGCAGTAAGTTCTGGTAATTCAGGTACATACGTAATTGCGTAAGGAGCCTCCCCAGTCTTAGGGGCTGAACTGATAGTATATTCAGGAGCTCTAAATGCACCATCTTCAGAACCAAAAGCAACAGGCTTGCCTTGGCAATTAGGATATGTAATTTTCTCATACTGAACAATTGTGCCAGCTGCATCATATTGTGCAGAATAAGCATTCAGTTTAAAGATTTCACCCTTATCAGTAGAACCTGCAACAGGCGGTGTATAACCAACAATCTTTGTTGGGTCTTGGGTATCATAAACAATTGTACCACCCTGAAGAGTAAGAACAAGCTCTGGATTAAACACGTTATCCTTAAGAGTAATTTCATTACCTGTAAGAGTACTTGTCTTTGGCTTCTGAGCACGAAGAACACCTTTAACAACCAGTTTTACAGCTTCTTCCTCTTCAATCTGAGGCTCAACTGCAATTGAACTAGCAGTATCAAAACCAAACTCACCGTCTTCTGTTTCGATAGTTACCAAGCTACAATCAATAGTAGCGATTTCAGCCTTAGCTTTCTTAACATCCATTATATATTCCTCCTTTAAATTTTCTTATAGTTTTTATAAGTTATACTTACCATCTGAGCCTTTAAGCTATCGTCATAATAGCTAGGGGTTTGATTACCATTAGGTAAAATCATTGGCTTTAGCCCCTTCATGGTTTTCTTTACTTTTTGTACTAATGGCTCAAGCAAACTGTACTTATCTTTAGGCACATAACACATTATTGAGTATAAATCGTTATCTGTACTAAAACCAACACGTTTTGATGAACCATCAAATTTTATAACAAGATACTCAGACACACATTCTCCAACTTTTGTACCCGGGGAATATACATCAAAACCAGCATTTTGCAAATGCATAAAAATATCTTGCCATCTAGAATCAGTATATACAAACTCTGAATCAATCATAGCATGCACCTCATAACTTTATTTTTGTCATTATGTCATTTAAGTCTTCGACAATTCTTGGGCCTTCTTGCTCAACCGTAGGAATAATTATCGCATAATTTTTGCCATTAGCTAATTCTAACCATATACCATAATCAACTCCGTGAGCAAGAGTAATTCTTATTAGATTTTCATCAGGTCTAGAAACTCTAGCAGACAACATTGTCTTAGCCATGTTAGTCCTATCCGTCCAAGGTCGATTTTTCTTCATTGTGCTCTCTATTTTTATTGCTTTAGTAGAGGCATACATCAAAATCATAGCACCCATTTTCAGACCTAATTTATCCATTTTTTTATTTAAAGTACTTCCTTCAAAATCAAGTTCGAATGCCAATATCAACCACCTCCAGTGAAATATCTGCAATAAGATTCCACTCTTGTATGTTGATAATTCCTGTTACTTTAAAAGTTTTCTTGTTGATTATTACAATATCTTCAACTTTTATATCAAAAGAAGCGATATCTTCATACAAGCAAAGAATCATAGGAACCTTTTTAGAACGTGTTTGTGCTGCATCCCCAGTAGTTATTCTTACATAACCATTTTGCTCATGATACAAACCCAAGAACTTACCGACAGAAACCAAACCCCCAGTAGGTTCTTTTAACACATTCTTTTCGGGCCTTTTCAACTCGTACTCAATACCGCTTCTTTTTAATTCTCTCTTTACTTTGTAAACTTCAAAACTTTTGTTAATCAATTACAATCAACCTCCACTCATAATACCAGAATTAAAAGGTTTATAGCGTGATGCTAATCTTTTAAAATATGATGAAGTATCTTGAGTGGACAATCCATTGACAGATATTGTAGAATCTTCAGACTTAATTATGAGCATTTCATAAATAGTAGCATTTACATCCCCGTTATTTTTTTCAAGATAATACTCAAAATCATTATCGTCAAAATATGGGGACTGAACTTCTCTTACTTCTCTTCTGATGCGTGTAATTTTTTCATTATTGTCTAACATATCTGCCATAGTTTACCTCACATTAAAAGAAAATTAAGATTCAGACTTAGCTTCAAGAAATTCCTTAATAATTTCTTTTGCTTCGTTAGCATTCTTAGTACCTGTGATATCAATTTCCTTTAAAACTGCAAAGCGCTTAATCTCTTCCTTATTCCACTGAGAAATAGGCTTTTCAACAATTTCCTCAAGGAACTTTTCGTCCTCAGTTTTCTCAGGAGCTTTTGGGGTTTGATTGTTTACAGTTTCATCTTTATTGATAACATGGTAGCCTTGGCGGGAATAAATCCCGTCAAAGGCTCCACGAGTTACTTCGAACACATCTTTACCATTGGTAATTTTAACCATGCTCGAACCTCCTTAATTAAGCTGCATTTGTGTCCATAATGTAAACCTGGTCAGCAGCTTCGAATGATGGGAGACAAATCATTGAAACGATAGTCTCGACCTGTACTGGGTCAGCATGCTGAACTGTTGTAACAGCAACGCCTGTATCAGTAATAGATACGTTTGCAACAGAACTTGACATAAGGTCGGCCTCAGCAGGGGTTGTACCAAACCAAGTCTTGCCAAGGTCACCATCTGGGAACATGACAAAAGTATTCTCAGGCATAAACTTAGCAGTCTTACCTGTTTCATCGATATAACGTTTGTCATTGACTGCAACCTCAATCTCAAGTTCGTCCATGATATACTGACGAAGCTGCTTATCAGAGATAGCACCAACACCATTAGTAAGTACAAAGATTGCCTTCTTAATCTTTTCGTTGTTACGAATGTTTCTCCATGTCTTACCATCACACATGGCACGAGTAATTACTGCACCAGTTTCATCCTGAATCTTTTCCTTCGCAACCCTGATGTCCTCAATTGGGTCAGAATTTGTAAAATCAGACCAAGATACAGTAGCATTACCCTTATGATTAGCAGGAACCTGATAGTCAAATGTAAAGCTCTGGCCATTCGCAGCCATAGAGATAACACCTGTTGTAAGAGCCATCATACGCATTCTCTCACGAGTAGCTCTTGCACCTCTAAGAAGTCTTGTTTCATCATCGAAAATCTTGTTCATTACTGAATCAATATAAGCCTGGTTGCCTGTTTCAAGAACAAGGTTGAGTTCCTGGCGAAGCTCTTCATCAATGTATGTAGACTCCTTGAAGAAAGGCATTTCTGAAGTAAGCTTTTCAAAACCAATGCGTGCACGAGGAACTGAGTGTACGTCAAATGCTGAGGTCTTAAGAACAGCAGGGAGACCTCTTGAACCCTTAATCCACTTAAGAGAGATACCTCTCTTTTTGTCATCTGGGAATAATTCTTCACCAGGATACGGAGCTTCATCCTGAACAAGCTCTTCCCAATAAGCAGTCAATTCCTGAGACTGCATTAAGTCAAAAATTGTCATTTACATTTCCTCCTTTTAAGCCTTCATAAAAGTGATGAGCTGGGAAGCACCAGTAGCAGCAACTGCTGTAGTGATAGCTGTAGCTACATCTGAATCAACACGATTCACATTTACAAAACCAAACACAAGAGCTGTGCCGTTTGCATTGCCTTCAGTAACATCAACATCGTGAAGAAGTACTGCGTTTAATGGTGTAGTGCTATCAGCCTTAACAGCTGAGGTCTGCAGGTTCATTAAGTCAATCTTAATAGGAGTACCTGCTTTAGCAATTTTCTTATTACCTACAGTCACACCAAGAGACTGAGGAACAATGCAACCAACAGAGCTCTGAAGTTCTACGTTAGCAAGAATCTGCTTTGTTGATGCAAAAGTTGTGCGGGAAATACCGCTACGATTTAACATATTACATTACCTCCAAAAAATATTTTGGTGCACTTTAAATTTTGCCCCAATAACTTGATTTCTTGTTACCGGTTTTGCGCTGGGCAGCAAGTCTTGCACCAAGACCTTTTTCATCATTCTTCTTTTTACCTTTTTCGGCATTTTTAATAGAAGAACCTGTACCTTTCTGGCCAGCCTTATTATTTTTGTTATCCTTTTCTTTTTCGTCTTCTTCAGATTCGCCAAACCAAACTGGATATTTAGTTTTAAGCTCACCAAGGATTGTCTTCAGGTCTGAGTCCTCAGTCATTTTAGCAAGGGCAAGGGTCACAGCATCATCAACATACTGAGTCTTAACACCAAGCATCATAGCTTCAGCCTTTGCTTCAGCAATTTGAGCTCTTTGCTCAGCCTTATTCATTTTGGTCTGATTTTCAGACTCCTTCTCGGCAGCTTTCTGTTCATCAGTTTTCTGACTATCAATAAGAGCTTTTACCATTGCGATAGACTTCTTATCTTTTGGGTCAATGCCTAACTCTTTAAGTGCAGCATTACGACCCTGATTCTTTTCACGGGTCATCATACGATTTACCTGGTCCTGAGTAAATGTCTTACCTGAACCACCTTTGGAATTCTTATCATCTTTGTTTGACTTATCATCAGAGCCGGATTCTCCAGGTTCGTTCTCGTTACCCTGGTCCTCAACACCCTCGTTCTCTTCAATTTCTTCATCAGTGTTAGTATTCTTTGTATTTTCTGCCATTTTATTTTCCTCCTAATTATTCCGTGATTCTCACGGTAGATATTTAATAGTTTTGTTTTCTGGATTATTTTCAGACGCCTCAAAAACAAACGTCCCTTGGAACATCTGATTCACTTTCCCAACATAGGCTGCAAGACGTTCGTGTTTTCTTGTAACCATTGTCTGCAGTACTCTTACCTTCTCTTCATCATTGCTTCCATGACTTTTGCGTAACCTTCTTCTTGCTTTTTCCAAATCATCTGCCAGGTCATAATAGCGAGCATCTTGGATAGACACACGGTATATCTTCCTGCAATCAGGGCACACAAAATAAACCAAATCAACGACTGTATTATTTAGTGCAATTTTTTCTTTATGTATATCCACAGCTTTTAAGGAAAACTCATAACCACATTCGTCACATTTTATTATATTTTCTGATTTTTGTCTTCGAGTATTCATTCTCTTTATGTTTTTCCTCTTCATACTGAAAACCTCAAAACAAAATCAGAATCCGTTTCGTTGTCGTGAATCAACTTACCGGTATATTGTTTCATTAAGTTCATCCTGTAATCAGACAGGTGCTGTCGAGCTTTCTTAAATTTAGCTGATTGTTTTATTGGTATCTCTTTACCCTTTTTCTTCATAATTGATAACTTAACAAATAACTTTTTCGTTTCATTAAGTTTCTCTAAAGATATCTTGTCATCAATCTGAACAAAATGGCGTCTGCCACAACTTGGGCAATCGTAATACGTTAAAAATATTGATTGACCATTTACATTAAATTCTCTTTTAAACTGCACACTACCTACTTCCCCATTAGGGGTAATTTTAAATCTGTGCTTACATTCTTCACACTCAACTAACATTGACATTTTTTCTTTATTCTCCATAGGAATTTACCTCCTAAATTTATATATTATATTATACCATATAATTTTAATTTTGTAAATAGTAAATTGCAAATTTTATAAACTTTTTTAAAAATATTTTTGTCTCCGAATCTAATTGGTTAATCCATCTTCCTGGGATTTCATTAAGGCCAAATTTTGCTCCTGCTAAGCTACCTGTAATTGCAGCAATAGTATCTGCATCTCCCCCATGATTTACAGCCCCAATAATAGCATCCCTAAAAGTTTCTGAATTTTCAGTCCAATAGATAGAGTTGTTTAGAGTGTTTTTAACATGTCCGGAAGGGTTTAAAAGTCTTTCAGCTCTTACAATACTTTTAGCATTAGGTTTATCACTTAGATATACCTGGATTAAATTAGTGTAAATCTGGATAAAACTAGAACAATCTCTATTGTAATGGGTTAACGAACCTTGCGTCACATTAAATTTTTCTTTGTTAAGTAAAGCACAAGGCATAGCTCTCATTAAGCTTCCATTGCCTAAAGCATTTCTATCCCAAGGGACCTTACCGCCTAAAGCAATCCATTTAATCCCTTTTAAACATTGACTGCCTATATCCTTAGGGCCACTTTTAAACCATTCAATAAAATTATCCCCACAAGCTTTCAAGAACTCTTCTTGATTGTCGGGGTATCTCATTAATGCATCCATAACACACATAGTCATCTCTGTGTCATCAGTTACTTCCCCAGGATTCAAATCTAGCCAACCTTTGCCAATTATATTGGTTACTTTACCATAAGTTCTTTCGATTTGCTTTTCAGTCATAAACTCTGTAGTTGCCCCCATCGCATCACCAACAGCAAAGCCAAAAACTGAACCAGCAATCTTATCTACTAGACACGTATTTAGATTCATATTCATCACAATCGCCCCCATCTAAAACTTCAAACGGTTTTATGTTAAAAGCTTCACATTTGCTTGTATTGCAAGGCATTTGTTCATCATCATACTTTTTCTTACAATCTTTGCAAACCAAATTTTCGTTCTTAATTTGATTAAATTTTAGCTTGTCTTTTTTGAATTTCTCCCCAAGGGGATTTAAGTTTTTGTTAGCCATTTTTATTTCTCCTTCTTTTTTTTATTTTAATTTTATTTTAGGAATAGGTACTACAAACTTCTTGCCTAAAACCTCGACAATTTTTACCTCCTCCTCTTTAACCACGACCTGAACATCAACCCTATCTAGAGGCTCCCAGATAATTTCTTTCCAGGTTGTACTTAAGTCCAGCTTAACGGACTCAAATTCTTTCAAAGCTTGGTCATAGGTCATGTAATACGAACGAGCTGATAAATCTCTATTTCCGTATCTTACCACAAAATCGCAAAGCATCTTTTCTCTTTTTGTTGGCATCATTTCATTGCCCTCCTTATGCTACTGTGAAATCAACTTCGTAGCTTGTAAAATACTCAACTTCAGGATGAGCAATACCTGTTGCTTTTTCAACAACCATATTATCAGTTATCATCATGAAACAATCAGCTTTATAACTACCCCAGCTACCATTTACAAAAGACTTACGAATGTGAACAAATTTTTTCTCAGGATGGGATTCACATACCCATACATTCATTTTACGGGATTCACCATCATAGCTCTTACCATCCCAGCCATTGAAGGTAATTTCAACCTTCTCTTTTGTTTTTGTAAAGCCATACATGTTGTTTGTTACCTTAGCATAAATCTTTTTCATTTTGTTGTCCCCCTAGACATTTATTTTTGATTACAGGTCTATTATATCCCTTTAAAAGAGAAAAGTCAATAGTTTTAAAGAAAGTTTTTCCGTTTTCTTTAAACTTACCTTAAGTTTATTAAAGTCATGAAGATTTTCTTTACGTCACCGTAGCTATTAAATTCAACATCTTTAACTATAAATTTACTGCCACAGTTAATAAGTAATTCCTTTTCGGTATCATGTTCTGATATTGAATTAACATACATTGCTTGACTACCTTTCGGAACTTTAATAACGTATTCAATATCACGATAAAATCCATCACCATAAGACGGAGTCGTGGAAGTAAAGCCTTTATCCTCAACAATTGCCCCAATAAAGTTGCCTTTGTTTTCTTTAGTAACTTTTCCTATTCCTAGACTGTTAAGCATATTATAGTCAGAACCTCTGCATACAATAGTTTCTTTTGGTAAACTTGCTTTTGACAAAGCAGATTGACAATTATTTATTGCAGTTGCATATTTTGTACTCGGTCTTAAACCTCTAAGATATGAATTCATATCATAGAATGCATTACTTGTATATTTTACAACACCAGATTTTTCAGCTTTAGTAATTGCCTTAAGCCAATCCTTAGTCCAACTATCCATTTCAGTCAACTCATTATTTCTTAAACTTTCCATCCAGGCTGTTGAGTCAAAAGCATCATCAATTTTATCTACCACTTCAGAAGCCACTGTCTTAGCTTTTGTTGCTGTTTTTGTTGCCGTCTTCTTAGCCGCCTTTTTAGCTGCGACTTTAGCTTTAAAAGCAGCAATATCATCAGGACTACCTGAATAAACAAATTTTTCATACCATTCATCCCAGCTAAGCCCGGAAGCATCTTTAAGAAGTTTTGCTTCAGCTTTCTGAATAGGAGACAAACTATGATACCAAGCACTCGGATTCTTTGTTGAAGTTCCATATTTGTTAAGATAATCTTGAACAGTTCCTGTTTTACTTGCATTATAACCAAAGTTACTTGCAAAAGCATCAATTTCTGAGTATGTACCATCAGGACTATTGAACCAATCAGTTAACTGGTCAACCATATCTTCTGCAACTACAGGCTCCATTATACACATACCGTTTGGGTGGTCCATAGGTAACTCATTCTTTTTAAAATGCATACCATCTCGAGCTTTACATAAATCACATACTCGGCTACCATTACTTATCCAAATGTATTCCAAAATAAACGGGTTGTTTTGGGTTGTAGCTAAAAAGCTCTGCTGATAACTATGCTGAGCCAATGTTCTTGCCAAACGTTGAGCATTATAATCAACTTGCTTTTTATAAATTCTTTTATATTCAATTTTACCAGTCTTAGTATTTTTCATTGCAAGAACAGGGTTCCAAGGAAGTTTTGCACTTGGCCTTACATAAGCTTCAAGGTCTTTAGCAATTTCATAAATTGGTTTATTCATAGCCACACCTTTAGCCATTACCCCATATATATCTTTAAGAGTAGTTTCATTGTCTCCCCAGATTCTTGAACTTAAATTCCAACTACCTTCATAGATTTGACCGGTAATTAAGTTTCGTACAACATTATCTGGCACATAACTAAAGGCTGCATTTAAACCTTTTTCACTAAAACCAAATGACTTAAGCCACTCAACATTATCAGCAACAACTGCATCTGCAATTGTATATAAGTTATTTTTAATTTTACTATAAATCTCATTAGACATCTGTTGACTTGTAGCTCTCATTTGCTTTTGTAATTCTCTGTAATATCGCTCTGACACTGGAGCACTTGCAGTGGATTTGTGGGAATAAAACTTAGCTCTTTCCCCAATCTCATCTGCCCAACTTTCATAAAGATTAGTAATCTCTTTTTTCTGGGAATCCATAATGGCGTCCCTTGCTGCTTCGGCATTCTTAAATATTAACTTTTTAGCCATTATAAATTCTCCTTTCTAGTTTTATCAGATTTAATCCAGATTAACCTCTAAGATTATAAATATTAAATTATATTAAATAAATAATAAAATAAACTAGAAGTTAATCTGAACCATTTAATCAATCTTCTTGCTCTAAATCACTAACACCAGTAGAAAGAACCACTTCAAAGCTCTTGCCTCTACCAACCCTGATAATACTCACTTTATCATTGTCATAGTCTGCAATAACTCCACTCACTGCGGTTTCACTTATTGTTCCAACTGAAGCAGAATAGTTTCCTCTCCAAGCCAAACTTGCGCAATCCACTGTAATAATTGGAGTTCCACCTGTAGTTTTGCCAACGTAATCTCTATGAACATGACCGCCAATACAAAACTCTACTTTTGCTTTGCAACTAGTAAAATCACCAGTTCTTGCATTATAAGCATCAACAATATCGCATACATTTTGTGCTGCTCCACTCAACCCTTTTATCGGAATTGGGCGAACACTATACTGGTCGTAGTCAGGGCCATACCAAATATGAGATACAACAACAACATGCCAGTTTTCAGAAGTTGATTTTAACGCTTCTTTAAAGAATGCAGCTTGTGCTGTTGATAATGCTCCCAAACTATCATAAGTAGTATCTAAACAGATGTATCTTGTCTTTTCCCTATTATCATCAAAATAATAGTAAGTATCAGCATCTCTCACAATGCCGTGGTTACCTTCCTCTGGCGCAAATAAAAATGAATAAACATAATCAAGTGTAAAGATACTATTAGTAGCTCCACCAGTTTCAGTGTTAGCATTTCCATCATCATGATTGCCAAGAACACTATAATGTTTTAAGTCTCGGATTTGGCTTCTCCATTTCCATAGATACTCCATAATAGTTCTATCACTTAATGTTTCAGTTGTTGGCTCTACACTAACAATGTCCCCGCCAAATAATGTTTTATTGATTGGGGTATGTTTAAATAAATAATTTAAAACCATTGGAGCTTGTTTTCCACCATCATCCCAATGAGCGTCTGAATAGAATAAAAATGATGATTTATTACGGCCTGCTAATTCCATAGCCTCTCTGATATTATCTACTTTTTCGTCCAAATGGGATTGCCAGTAGTAAGGAATAGTAGAAGCAGTTCCACTTTCTAATGCGGTCAGTCTTGTTTCTTGGTTGGTATTAACTTCTTCAATGGCGATAATTCTATCTTCATAGTCAGTTGCTTGATAACTATGGCCTGTATTAGTCCAAGCTGTTGTTTCTATTGTTGTAGGTGTAGTTCCTAATACAACCGGTTCATTAAGTGTGATAATACCGTCATTAATTGAAACAGTTAAACCATTAGCAGTTGTTGAATCATCACAATACACATCTAAAGCAATGTATTTAGTATTGTCTGCCATAGTATGCGTGAATTTATGCGTTAATATCTTTGGTTCATCCCAAACTTTTTCATTCTCTCCATCAGTTTTTCTAATAAAGTTTGTCGGAACCGCATCTAAAGTGTATTCTGGAACATCGGAAAACTCTGCTATCCAAGCCACACCACCAAGCAAATAAGCACGAATATCATAAGTTTCACCCGCATTTACTGGAATAAGGTTTGTAATAGTTCTATCATCGTTTGTTTTATAATAACTTGCGCTACTAAAACGATAACCAATATGACACTCTTCTGGAACTATTAAGTTATTACAATTTGGTTTATCGTAAGTAATTGTTGAAGTCATATATTTATATAAATAACCATCTGGTAATACATAAGTTTTAGAAGTATCACCATTCTCTTCTAACCAAGCTAATGCTTCTTCCATTGTATCTTTTACAACGAAATCCGGTTGTTCAGCATTAACTGTAAGGGTTACATTTCCATTAGCGTCTGGAAGTGTATTATTAACTGATTTGACGTATTCATTTAACGAAATAGCATTTTTAGTTTCATTAACTATTTCTGCCTTGTCTGCGGCAGTCCAGTAGTCAGTTCCCTTAACTGGGGTTTTACCATCAGCACCTGGTATTCCTTGCTCACCGGTATCACCTTTATCACCATTACGAATATGAAAATCAGTGGAAGTACCGTCAGTCAATGTAACTTGAATAATATTTATTTCGCCAGAGTTAGTAGACGATTTTACACATTCAACTTTTTCAATTCCAATACCATCTTGACCGGTATCACCTTTGGGGCCTTGTGGACCTTGAGCTCCTTTGACTACACCAAGATTGGATTCATTACCATTTGTATAAGTAATAACAAGTTCACCGTTATCATTGATTGTAGCACTAGAAATCCCAATAGCAGTTCCATCACCTGAACCGCTAGAAGCAGAAGTTAATTTTATCCAATTGATACCAGATAAAACTCTACCTGCACAATAGTACATTGCATGTTCAACAGTATCAATAAGCAACTGTGTCTTTTCCCCTGGAGTTTGATAGTCAGGGGCACCATCCTTAAGAATTACAGGGTAAGTACCTAAAGCTTCGTGTAAAACATCGGCAGGCATACCTTCTTCATGCCTATCACTAGTATAACTCCCAAGTCTAATGCCGGCAATTTTATATTCTTTGGTGATAGCATTTTGTATTCTGCCTTCCCATTCAGCAATAATGTCTGAGTATGGTTCAACAGCATCCTCAATGTCTTCCATACCGTCTAAAATAGAAACTCCTTTGTGAGCAGCTGTGTTCCAACTATACTCAAGGTCTCCATCATTAACACAGCAAAAACGAATAATAAAGTTAAGTGTACCTGCATATTTTGTAGCATTGCCAGAAATTAGCCAAGAGAAAATAACAACATCTTCCCCATCAGGGCTAACCTGCAAATCGTCAACATTATATGCATCTTCTACTCTGTACTTTTCTGTCTTATCAAGATTTAAAAAGCGAACCTGGACAACATTACAAGTAGACATATCATGTCCATCAATGTGACGAGGTAATTCGAAAGTAAATCTTTCGGAATTATGGTCGCCTTGTACCAAGTATCTTTTTACTTCAGAAACATTAGAAATAGTTCTTAAAACCCCATCAATTTTATAATGAATATCTGTGTCATAAACATTATGAATGTGAGCCATTATTCGTTACCTCCTTCATCTTCAAATCCATCTTCAATAAACTCTTCTTCGTCCTCGAATGCTTCTTCATTTTCCTTATTTTCATTTACTTCAGAATCTGTTCCTGGATACGGAGGATTTTCACCACCAGTACTAAAAGCACTATCTTCAATAAGCTGACGTTCAAGTGCAATTTGGTCAAGCTCTTCCTTAACTTCATCATCAGTCAAGCCTCTCCATTTTTTCATATAAGACTTACGACTCATTGTCTTAGACTCAACTTCAGCAAGGTCCATGTTTTTCTCCTCAATCTCATCTTCTGGAAGGGGAGTATTTTGAACAACTTTTACCTCATAATCAACAGGAGTTACAATATCATTTGTATATTGTTTAATACAATTAGGATATACCATAGCACCTTGAATAATTATGTTAACCATTTGCCTTAATTGAGGGCCCCACATTTTCATTTTCTCTTTGCAACGAACAATCAATGGCCAGTAAATAGCCTTGAGTGATTTACCACTAGTAATCGAACCCTGTAAAGATTCCAATGTAATATTAGGCATGTCAATTTGCTCATATCCGACGGTCTTGATTCTGTCTAATGAAGTTTTTAATGCTTCACTATAATTCATACCCGGTTCTAACATACCAACCTGAGGAGCAGGCTTATCTAAGTTCTGGTCAGAACCTAAATCCCATAAAGCACCAGCAGCTGTTGAAAGATTCTTAGTAGAATTTGCTTCCATGTCAACCACATACTTTGTTGGATTCATACTTTTACGTTCAGCATCAATATCTGCATTGGATAATCTTGAGTACCATTTCTCATAATCCTGCAAAAATTCAATCTCAGATTCGCCGTCATCTTCACAAGTTAAACCGTCATTGATAAATATACTTGCTGGTATCATTTTCATTAAAGTCTCCTGATATTCAGTCACAACTTCAATTTCTCTACCAGCACCATCATATAATATTTCTTCCAGATATACCACATCATCAATAAGCTCGAACTTCTTTTTAAAAATTCTCTTCTCGGTTAATGTAATAGAATCCTTCAGAATCATAAAACACACAAACTTGGTTAATATATTTGAGTTACCAATTTTAGTCTCATAAAGAAACTGGGTGCTTGGTAAGAATGACACTGTAACACCATCATCTTCATTAAAGTTTACCAATCCTGCAACTCTCTTACCAATAAAACAATCTTTAGCAGCTTTAATAAGAGATTGTTCAAATTTATTTTCGTCGAGTATTGTTTTAATTAAATCGTTTAAAATTGTTAAAGCTTTCTTAGCATCTTCTGTAGTCTTGCCTACATCGCCTTTTGATTCAACCGTAATATCAGGTGGCTCAGCAAAAAGAAATCTTGCCTCCTTGTTAATTAAAGAGGCTGCCATCTTATATCTTAGCTGTGCAGGTACATAGTCCCCATTGGTTCCTTCTACCTCAAATTTAGCACCTTTCTTATAGACTTTATAATATCTACAGATGTCAGTGAACTCGTCCAAAGTTTCTTTAGCCGAGCCACTTACTTCTGCATTGATTAAAGCATAAGGAATACGGTTAAAAGCTGCCAAGACTTCAGTACTATTTTCGGCCTTTAAGACCTTAGCCTCTTCACTTGCCACTTTCATTACCTCCTTAAAGTTTATCTCTTACTCTTTTCTTTATTCTTTTCTTCCCACTCATCGACATCTTTACTTATAGTCATTATAGCACAAATCGTATAACCAATAATGCTACCAAAAATCGTAAAGAATGGAATTATCCAAAATAAAGCAGATTTATCTATCATTTGTTACACCTTCTTATTTATCACGAACAGTTAACTTAACATCGTTACCATTCATAAGTTCTTTCTTTGCCATATTCATAGCATTATCCAAAACAGAGAAAGCACCTCTCTGCTCTAATTTGTCTTTATTTGCTCTAAAAACACGATACATCTTTTTTGATGTTGTATCATTGCCTTTGGATGAAGATGTGTCTGTGGGCTTTGTAGAGGCCGTATTTGGTGCTTTATATTTAACATTGAAGTAATCACAAACACCCTTACAGATTTCCTCTGCAATTTCCTCTACATTATCAACAATCCATTTTGCAACTTCAGCCACATCGTGGAAGTCAACCTCAACATAAGCAGTTGGAGCATTAGCCTGGTTGATTTCATACAAATCAGTACGAACTGAAATGTTCTCACTTGTGCCTGGGGTAAGTGGGGCGAGATATTTAAAAATTGCCTTACATGCTTTGTAGCCTTCGCCTTTAAGGTCATAGCACATTAGACGTGTACCTGCAACCTTTTTGTCGAATGCATTTGTATGAAGAGGCATGTGTAAATCAGCACCCCAAGCATTAGATTCCCTTACACGTTCCTGCATTGAATCAGCCATATTATTCAAAGCATCAATGTCGCATCTTTCTAAAGCTTTTTCAAGAGCAACTGCAATACGTTCGCATTGTCTCTCTTCGTTTGTATTTCCTGCTGCATATTTGTTTCCACCTTGGTCGGATGGACTTATATAAACCTTTGGTCTTGCCACAACTATTCCTCCTTCTTATTTTTGTTCTTGTTGTAATTTGCTGTACTAACACCGAGTAAGACGCCGAGGAAAGTTACAACAGCTGAGATAGTACCCACTACCTCCTCAGCAAATGGAAAATTCCAAATTGCAGCCAAAGCAAAGTACAAAGTACCTAAACCAGGCAATACAACTGTAGTAAACCACTTCATAGCGTCATAGACCTTATTGCTCATCTTCATTCTTCTTCTCCTCCTTTTTTGCATCATTATTTTTATTATTTTTGTTCCATTGTAATAGGCCGTACACATTGAAAGAAATATGAATCAAATCTAATGCCATACGACTATAAGCACCATTCACTAGGTCTACATAGGCCCAACCTAAGTTACATATAAGCCATATAATAAAGCAAATCTTAGCCTTTCTACAATTCAGATAACTGCCTATTAAGCAACCCATTGTGAGAACTACTTGCAGTATTGGATTCATTATATCGATTCACCTTCCTTTAGCCAGTTTTACTATTGAAGTCCTTTTCTTTTACATCAGCTACAGTTACTAAGTCTAATGCATACCAAATAGCTGAGAAAGAGTGAGGGTCAATATTAAACTGGTCGTATATTACGTTACCTTTTGCATCTTTTTTGTAAGTTAAGTACTTAAGCTCACGAATTACGTTTTTACACTTAGGACTAACAACAATCTTTTTAAATCTTTTTACTTTACGGGTATTGGACAATCTTGAACCTTTAAACTTATTCTTACAAGCTCTTATTTTAAAACCACTTTGTCTATAGAAAGCAATTGCCTTTGGGTCTTCATTATCAGCTATAATCATTTTGTTATAACCTGAGTTATTATATGACTCAATTCTTTTCTTAAGCTCTATCATTTCATCAATAGTAGCAAAGATATCATCAGTCACGTGATTCATGTAGATTTCATCCCATATATACAGAATACTGTTTTTCTGGTCTACACTCATAGAGATGACTGCGTTGAATGATTCTTCAAAACCAAAGTCAAAACCAAAGTATTGATTCTCAGGACCAAGCTTTTCAATTGCTGCCTTAAATTTAGCAGGGTCTTTAGCAACCATAAACTGAGGAAGGACTCTTGTACCAGTAGCTCCAAATCTTCCCCAACGAGCCACCATATAAAGTGGATAATCATAATTCTTTAACTCATCAAGTCTTTTTAAGTATTGCCAAGGTAGCCAAGGGTTATCATCTGGGGTACTATGATGATAATATGTACCACCCTTAACGAGACATTTTTTATCATAGAACTTATTCTCATCAACAAGAACAGTTTCTTCACCTTCATCATTAAGCTTTACAAAGAAATGACGATACACCCAGTTCTCTCTGCCAATAGGGTTACAGCTCAAAATGAAGTGCATTGATACTTGAGGTGTACGAATACGACCAAGTAATTCTTTGTAACCATCATACTTTATTTCTGAACATTCCTCAAGCCACACAATTGATACACCATTGATAGATTTTACTTTAGCTGGTTTATCCATACCCTTAAAGATGATTTGTGAACCATTAGGGAATTTAAACTTCAAAGGACTCTTTAGTGCTAACACTCTGTTTTTCTTTTGTCTGAACTCTTTAGGGTCGGTAGTTAACAATCCCATATCATCTAGAATCTCACATAGCAAATCATAGCATGAATCCTGGATAGTATCAAATACTTCTCTAATGACAAGAGCTTTTCTTTTCTCCTCCAAAAGTTTGAGGATTATTTTATAGCCTATTTGATAGGACTTTCCTGAACCATAACCTCCAATGAGTAAGTACTTTTCATAATCCCAGTTAAACAGAAAATCTTCAAAAGCAGAACTAACAGGTTTTGTAATCTTCATGGGTTAAGCCTCCCATTCCTCATCATCTTCCCAATCCTCAGGCCAGTGGTCTAAGTCATCTTCATCCTCAACCTCAACTTTAGTTTCTATTTTTGAAGTATCAGATTTAGCCTTAGCTTCTTTTTCAAGAGCTCTCTTCTCTTCCTCAGTAGGTTTGCGAATCTCAATAGAAGAATTTATTTCATCTTGCCATTGTTCATCCTCAATGTTAGAATCCTCTACCTTGGTATCATTTAAAGTATCTTTTGTTGCTCTTGTTACTACTACTTGGATAGAAGTATCTTCATCAATATCATTAAAGATATTAGCTCTGCTGTTCATGTTCTTCCATTTCTTAGGAAGTCTGTTGTATAACCAACATTGTGCAGCAGAAACATTTGGAGCCTGTTCCTTTGTAAGGGTTTCCTTTTGGGTTTCTACCACTTTCCCATTTCTTATTATAGTCGTTATTTTTGTTTCTTTTGTTTTATAACCTAGAGCAGATTTTAGTAAAGCATTTTCTACCTTGTAGTCAATTATTTCTCTGCCCTTTTTTAAAGCTTCATCGATTTCTGGATATTCCTTTCTCCATTTTCTCAAGGTATTATAAGAAATACCAATCTGATTTGCAATGTCTTGGAAAGTATATCCATCTCTCGTCCAACACTCCAACAACATCAAATTGTCTTCGTCTAACCAATCAGATGCTACACATTGATTTTTAGTTTCTGATGCCATTGCAGCATTTTCTCCTTTCATAATCTTCCAATAAATGAGTTAAAGCCTGAGATATAAATACCCCAAGCTTCACTGTCTCCAAGCTTTATTATTTCAAAGCTTTGTTGTTCTAAACTTTTTTGTTTTTGAACATGTAAACTAAACAAGTCATGTTCTGATTTTACTTTTTCATTTGAAATAATTTTTCGATGAGGTCTATTTGTCTTTCATTCAGACCACAAAGGTCTTCCCCCTCTGCACTTATGAAAATCACATCGCCTACAATTATGTCGTCAAATAAAATAAAATTAGTTGGCAAATTATTTAACTTTCCTTCCTCATTACATATACACAGAACATTCTCTGCAAAAGGAATTATCTCAATATAACCACCAACAATATCCTGATAAACTTTTAGCTTATCTTCAATCTCTCTTACTTCTGGTTTCTTACCTACTTTTTTTACCATGACT